GAAAGTTATGACAATTATCGTGATAACTATGATAGAATTTTTAATAAGAGTAAGTAATGGCAACAACGTATCTAGATATAACTAATGAAGTACTTAGAGAACTTAATGAGGTAGTATTAACTTCTGGAAATTTTTCTAGTGCAACAGGAATTCAAAAGTTTGTTAAGGATAGTATTAATAAATCAATATTTGATATAGCAAATGAAGAACCACAACTACCTTTCTTTTCAGCAGGAGTTAGTGGAGGTACTGATCCTTTCTATGGTAATGTAACAGTAGCAACAGTAGCAGGAACAAGATGGTATCTTTTAAAAGCTAACAGTTCTTCTATAACTACTGATTATGCATCTATAGATTGGGATGACTTTTACTTAACAACTATAAATGTATCTGGAGCTAGTGCTCCTTATGTATCTGAAGGATTAAAGTATATTACTTTAGATGACTGGAAGACACATTTAAGAGATCAAGAGAATGCAGATGATGCAGATACACAGGTATATGGAGAGCCTAAATATGTTTTTAAATCTCCAGATAGTAGGAAGTTTGGATTAAGTCCAATACCTGATAAGGTTTATAATGTACATTTTTATGCATTTACTGTTCCTACAGAATTATCAGCACATGATGATACTATAGCTTTACCAGATCAATACGCAAATGTAATTACATCTAGAGCTAGGTATTACGTATGGCAATTTAAAGAGAGTCCTCAACAAGCAGCATTTGCTTTAGAGGAATTTAAAAGGGGTATGAGATATATGAAGTCTAACTTAATAAATCCCACACCTAAATATATATCAGACGATAGAACTTATTTTTAACTATGGCAAAATCACAACCATTTACAGTTGCCTGTAATGGAGGTTTAATTAAATCAGTAAACTCCATTGATTTACTTAAGACTCCGGGAGCAGCAAAAATATTAGAAAACTTTGAAGTTGCTGTTGAAGGTGGTTATAGACGTATTAATGGATATGCTAAGTTTGGTACAACAAGTGCTACTAAGCCTAGTGGAAGTACTACAAATATATTAGGAGTATTTCCTTATGCTGATGGAGTTGTTGCTTGTGCTGCTACAGGTATTTATTTTAGTCAAGATGGGATTACTTGGTTAGAAATAACTAGAAGTTCAGTAGATGCTAATGGAGATAATTATACTGCATTTACTGGAAGAAGTACATTAACAAGAACAAATCAAGGTCAATGTCAGTTTGCTTTATTTGAAGGTGCAGCATATGATTATGGTCAGTTACTAATATCTGACGGAGCTAATAAACCTTATTACTTTAGAATGGAAGGAACAGGTGCTCTAGCTTCTAGAACTTATTTTGCATCTGAAGTAACTGTTAATAGCACAAAAGGTGTTAAGTATGTTACAATACATGATAAGCACTTAATAGCTGCTGGTGTAGAAGATAATGAATCTACAATTTATTACAGTAAACTATTAGACCCTACAGATTTTACAGGAACAGGTTCTGGATCAGTAACAATTTCTGATCAGATTGTAGGAATAAAAAGTTTTAGACAAGACTTATTTATATTCTGTGAAAATAGTATTCATAAGTTACAAGATATAAATGGTACTCCTTCAGTTGTACCTGTAGCTGAAAACGTAGGATGTTTATCAGGATATAGTATTCAAGAGATTGGTGGTGATATTGTATTCTTAGCACAAGACGGAATAAGAACTGTAGCTGGTACAGCAAGAATTGGTGACGTAGAGTTAGGTACAGTTAGTAAAAACATACAACCTATTATGGTTACTATTGCTCAGAATATAGACGACTATATAATAGATAGCGTAGTGATTTCAATGGTCAGAAACAGTAGGACTAGAAGTAACATCAGTAAATTCTAATTTTGATACAGATGGTGTTGAAGTTTACTATCATGGTGATACAAATGGTTATGTATACACACATGATACTGGATATGAATTTGATGGTTCTAATATAAATGCAAAGTATCAAACATCAGATTATGATTATGGTGATTTAGGTACATTAAAGACTATGCATTACGTTAAACTATCAATAGCTCCAGAAGCTGCAGTAACTCCAACACTTAGAGTTAGATACGATTATGACACAACAGATTTACCACAACCTTCAGATTATTCATTAGATATACCAGCTCCTGCAATCTTTGGCAGTACTACATTTGGTTCTGCAAACTTTGGAGCAGGAGAGCAACCTCTAACTAGAGTTGCATTACAAGGAAGTGGACATAGTAATTCATTTAGAATATCATCAGATGATAAAAAAGCTTCTTATATTATAAATGGTTTATATATAGATTTTATACCTTCAGGCAGGAGATAATACATGGCACAGACATACACAAGGCAAAGTTCGTTTTCAGATGGTGATTTAATCGCTGCTGCTCTATTTAACAATGAGTACAATCAATTAGTTAATGCTTTCGCCTATTCGTCTACAAGTGCTGATAATACAGGACACAGACACGATGGTACTGCTGGACAAGGTGGTAACATTCACACTATTGGAGATTTAGACTTCCTTAACAAGATTGTTGTAGATAGTACAAACAATCGTTGGGGTTTCTTTGTTCAAGTCTCTTCATCTGCAGTAGAACAAATAAGAATTCAAGATGGTGCAATCGTACCAGTAACAGATAATGATATAGATTTAGGTACAAGTTCTTTAGAATTTAAAGATGCTTTCTTTGATGGTACAGTAACTACAGATGCTTTAGTAGCTGATACTGCTGATATTAATGGTGGTACAATTGATGGAGTTACTATAGGTGGTTCAAGTGCTGGAGCTGTAACAGGTACTGTACTTACAGGTACTAGTCTTGTAGTAGACAACATCACTATAGATGGAACAGAGATTGATTTATCTTCTGGTGATCTACTAGTAGATGTCGCAGGAGATATTTACTTAGATGCTGCAGGAGCAGAGATATATTTTTCAGCTTCAGGGGGTACTGGAAGTACAGTTGGTTATTTATCAATGGCTGCAAATAACCTTACTTTAAAAAGTGGAGTTAGTGACGCAGACATAATTTTTCAAGGTAATGATGGTGGTTCTACAATTCAAGCCCTTACACTTGATATGTCAGCAGCAGGTGCAGCTACTTTTAATGATAAAATTATTGCGACAGAACTAGATATATCAGGTAACGCAGACATAGACGGAACATTAGAAGCTGACGCAATAACAGTTGATGGCACAGCTTTAAACGAATACATTGCCGATACAGTTGGTGCAATGGTTGGTTCAAATACTGAAACTGGTATTACAGTTACATATGAAGATGGAGATAATACTTTAGACTTTGTAGTAGGAACATTAAACCAAAATACAACAGGAAATGCTGCTACAGCAACATTAGCTACAACAGTTACAGTATCAGATAGTACAACTAATACTGATTTTCCAGTAGTATTCCATGATGAATCAAATGCATTATTAGATGATACAGGTGCTTTAAGATATAATCCAAGTACAGGAACATTATTAGTTCCTAATTTAAGTGTTTCAGGAACAACTACTCAAGTTAATACAGTTACTATGGAAGCTTCAAATGCTATTATATTTGAAGGAGCTACAGCAGATTCAAACGAAACTACACTTAGTATTGTAGACCCAACATCAGACCATACACAATATTTAATAAACCAAGGTGGATATATTCCAGTCTTGGCAGCAGCTACAACAACACAAATTACTTCAACACCAGCAGAACTAAATATCCTTGATGGAGTTACCAGTACAGCATCAGAATTAAATTTATTAGATGGCTCTACAGCTAATACAGTTGTAAACAGTAAAGCTGTTGTTTATGGTTCTAGTGGAGAACTAGCAGGTACATTATCTACAGCAGCACAAACAAACGTTACCAGTTTAGGAACATTAACAACTCTTACTGTAGACGATATAACTATTAATGGTTCAACCATATCAGATGCTGCAGATTTAACACTTGATATAGGTGGAGATTTAATTGTTGATGTTGACGGAGATAATATTTGGTTTGATGCAGCAGGAACAAGATTTCTTTCAATTTCTCAAGTTTCTTCTGATGTTTATATTGGAACAGAAGTATCAGATAAGGATATGATCTTTAGAGGTAGTGATGGAGGTTCAACAATAACTGCTCTTACACTTGATATGTCTGACGCAGGTACTGCATCTTTTAACCATGATGTTAAATTAGCAGATAATGGTAGAGTAAAATTTGGTGATGCAGGCGATATGTCTATTTTCCATAACGCTACAGATACCTTTATTCAAAATGCTACTGGGTCTTTAATTATAGAAAATACATTAGATGATAATGATATAGTTTTAAAAACAGATGATGGTTCTGGTGGAACTACAGCTTATGTAACCTTAGATGGAAGTGCTACTAAAACTATATTTAATAAAACTACTAAATGGGGAGATAGTGTTGAATTAAACATTGGTAATGATAATGATTTAGTAATAAAACATAATGGTTCACATTCAGTAATATCGGAAGAAGGCACAGGTGATTTAAGAATTGATGGAGATAGTATCTACATTAGAGAGTCTGATGGTACAAATCAAATATCAGCAGCATCAGGAACTGCTACATTATATAAAGATGGTACTGCAAGATTAGCAACATCATCATCAGGTGTAACAGTAACAGGCAGTATTGCGAATTCTTCAGGTGACTTCACATTAGATGTAGCAGGTGATATTAGCTTAGATGCTGATGGTGGTAATGTATATGTTAAAGATGCAGGAACAACTATAGGTCAATTCTTTAATAGTAGTAATGATTTTGTAATTAAATCAGAAATAAACGACCAAGACTTAGTATTCAAAGGTGTAGATAATTCATCAAATATTACTGCCCTTACACTTGATATGTCTAATGCAGGAAGGGCTACCTTTAACGAAAATGTTGTTGTTGGTGGTAATTTAGAAGTAAGTGGAGCAGACGTAACTATTACAGCAAACATAATTCATGCAGGCGATACCGATACTTATCTC